GTAAGGAATCTTTGGTCTACTGAACCGTCTGAACCAACAGCGAACGAAGATTTATTTTCATTATAAACTATACCAGTATTACTAACTCTTAGAGTTAAATTTTTGGATGCAGCACTTTTAGCAAACGAAAGTTTTTTCTTTTTGTACTTTACTACGGGGTTAATTGTCCCTGGCGGGTCTTCGCATGGCACTTCAGTATAAGAAGCATCAAAACATGTACTAATGACTTCTAGGCCGCTTCCTGGGTCAACAAGGCTATCAAGATTTGCGGATGTAACTGGGGTGGCATCTACAATCACTTCTTGACCGTCAATAACCTCAACAGTTGAAGCTGTGTTGTTGCCTAAAGGATTGTTTGGATCTGACTGCTCATTGGCTTTATCTTTATTGTATTGACTGACTAACTCAGCAATACTCATCCTAAAAGTTTCTTCTACCGCTGAACCGTCTGGATTTGAAGCGGCTACAAAATAATCGCTCGTCTTTACATTTTCGGCTTCTTCGAAATCTCTTAAATCTCGAATTAATTTGTAAACACTCATTGACTATTTAGCCATTCATTATTTCTAAAAATTTTTTAGCTGCATCACTATTTAAATCAATACTGTTAGATTCTCTTGGTACAGCAGTTCTTCCGTTAAGAGCAAGGTATTGATTAAAGGCTTTTTTAAGCTTATTTTTTAGTGATACTTTGGTTCCAGATGGAAACACGCTTGCGGTAACCGCCATGGCTTGCAACTCAGACATACTAAGAGTCTCTAATTTATCTTCAAACTCTTTTGCATTTGTTGTTCCGAAATGATTCTTTTCCTTAAATCCTAAGATTGTTTCAATTGATTCATTCTCAGGCTTGTTACTTTTACCGTCTGAGAATTCAATCTTCCTTTTGCTTACTTTTTTTTCCGTATTTTTTTTCCTTGGCATAATAGACCTCCTATGTTTATATACAAATAATACACCAATATAGTAATGTATAGAAATAAAAAATCCACCCGAAGGTGGATTTCTTATAAATTAATTTAATTTAGGTTAAATTAAGTTTGATCTAAAACGATACCTGAGAGAACTCTATCGTCAAGAATCATTCTACCTTCTTCCATGGATCCGTAGTATCCGATCTTGGATTGACGTACACTGTATTGATCGTCAGCCTGAAGGGACATTTCAGCAGAGGTTTCTGAGTCAAGAGCAACCGCACGGAATAAAGATTCACGAGTTCTGTCAAGACCAATAACAAGCTCATCATCATCTTTGAAATTTCTACTATCAAAGAGTGACTTGTTTGCATCACCATTATCAAGAGCAGCCATTGCTTTGTTAAGCTTTTGGTTTGCACCCAACTCATTGATTTCCATGATAGAAATTCCGTAGAATTCAGGTACTCCTGCATTATTATAGATAGAATTACGCATATCATCTGTAGCAGGAATGTCACTTTTCGAGCCAGTATGAACAGGCTGATAAGCAAGGGCACGAAGGCCTTCAACCATTTCAGGACTCATAATAAGATCAGTGACGCCTTTAATACGTCCGCCTTCTGGAGCAGATCCAGTCCAGGCAGTATTAATACGCTTGGCAAGAGTAAGCAACTTGTTGAAATCATCAAGATTCAAAGTTGACCCAGCGGACTCAATGATATGAGATTTACCATTAGTTGTTGCATTAAAGAGGGCTCCAAGGATAAGTGAAGCAGATGTAGTTTCCATCTTCAAGAGGACTTCTTGAGCAACTCTTGAAAAAGTTTTACCAATAACATCCATTCTGGATTTAGCTGCATAACGCTTATCGAAATCAACGGCACTATCAAGACGATATGTGCTGAATTTCATTTCGGAAACGGTAGGAGTTACTGTGTTTGTTGGCAATCCGCCAGGAACAGTAGTGCTGTAAACCGTTACGTAATCAGGAGCAGTAACATCGTAGTACAGATCCAAGGGAATACTTGGGCTGTCCATTTCGTTAAATTGGAAAGATGTGAAAAGGTTACTAAGCACAGGAGCTTGATTGATAACTTTTACCAAAACTGGTCCGATAAATTCAGCAAGCGCCATTTGAGCTTCGTAAGCGACATCTCTATTGCGAGAAGCCATTGCCTTGACAAGTTCAACTTGTTCTTCGGTTCTTTTAAGTGTAATATTCATTTTTTTCTTAATGTCCTCTCTATAGATTAAAGTTCAAGCTTGAGTACAACGTATGTACCATTGCCAACACTAGGATTTCCAGCAAAATAATCAGCTTTACCAATCGCATCACGATCACCAACTGCAAGACATTTACCTACACGGTTGTTTCCCGCTGCAAAGGTAAATTGACCATCAGCAGCAGCATAAACACTGGCACCTTCACTTGCGGCATTGTTAGTTAGATCGTTAAATGCAGAAGCGGCTAATGTGATAATTCCTCGTGTAAGAACTGGAACGACTTCACCTGGAAGTACAGCTTGCATTTCAACAGCTTTTTGACGATAGTAGAGAAGCTTTTCTCCATTTTCGTCATGAGTCAAAGTTTGATTAAGAGTGATACCCAAAATATTTTCATCATCAGCAGCTGGTGTGATTGTCATTTGAGCGAAAGGGTATCCATTGCTACCGATATGAGGGTAGTCAGTTTTGCCAAGATAATCATTGGTTTGGTACTTTACGGGTTCAAACGGGTTACCGTTAGAGCCTGTAAGGCTTGCGCTGCTAATTTTTACAAGAACTCCGTTGTCGTTTGTTCCGTTGTGTCCTTTTAAAACTTGCTCTGGGTCAATACTATCGGTGATAGTTTTATCTAGAGCATAAAGATTAACAACATCGTGTTCATTGTATTGTCTGAATGGTAGTAATCGTAGTGCCATTTTTTAATTCCTCGTTTTAGTATTTTATTGTTACGCTGTCTTCAGAGAAAGCTTTTAAAAATTTTTCCCTAAGAGAAAGTTCTTCTTCTGTTGATCCACCGTTATTATTAGAAATAGCTTCTTCTTCTACTTCAGCTGATTCAATTGCTTCTTCAACAACTTCAGCTTCAGAGGCTTCAGCAACTTCTTCTGTTGCGGTGTCTTTAGATAACTGAGCTTGAACTGCTGCTTGAATTCTTTCTTCAATAGCTTTTTCTTGCTCGGCCATAAATTCTTTATTTTTACTTTTCCAGAAAATAGAAAGTTTCTCTTTGTACCCTTCGTAAGATGCTTCTGTCTCAAGTGAACGAAGTTCTTCTGCTAGGATTTTTCGGTCATCTTCTTCAAGATGGTAAAGTTCGTCAATTTCACTCATTCTTGAATTAAAAACTTCTACAGCTTCTTTTGCTGCAGCTTCAGTTTCAAGTGCTTCAAGTTTTTCGCTAGTTTCGGCTAGTTGACTTTTAAGTTCGCTAATTTCTTCGGCGGTAGATTCTGAAACTTTTTCAAGTTCAGCTTTTTGAGCCAAAAGTTGTTCTTTCTCTGATTGCCATTGCTCGCTGCGTTCAACGATAGCATCATGAAAAACTTTAGTCATGTTAGCTACAGCTTCTTCAGAAAGTTTCTTCGAAGCTTTAGTTTCTTCGAGAACTGATTTGAATTGATCTAGAATTTCTTGTTCCATATTGCTTTTAGAGTTTTTAATGTTATAAGGTTGTACATTATCTTTTTCCGTTTGGGAAATTTTTTGTGGGTTAATTTCGATTTTTTCGAAACTTAAATTTTCTTCTTCAAGGCTTATTGCACTAGAATGCTCTTCGGCATTAATTACACCTTGGACGGTAGCAGCTGGATTTGAGGTAAAACCTATGCCGAGCGGATATATGTCGCCCTTGATTAATCGAAAGACACTCTCGCCATTTTCGGTTTTTCCTGATCCGCCGTAACATTTTAAATGCTTAGACAGTTCGGCTTTTTCTTTCTCATCTTCGATTATTATTGATCTTGACAACTCCTCGCTACCTTTTGCAATGTCAAAGTCATTGAAACCTAGCTCCCAGCTTGCAGATATTTTTTGGTATAACTCGCTGCTTTTATCTGTAGATTTTTCAACTAATTCTGCAAAATCAGGATTAACCGATTTATAAACTATAGCAGAGAGCGCAATATTAAAAGGCTCGTCTTCATCTATTTCACTAAATGACTCGATAATCTCATTAGATCCAAATTTAGAAAAAGAGGAACCTGTTATGTGACCGACTACATTATCACGCTTGTGTTCAATGTTTGTAGGCTTATGAATAAAATATTCAGATATAGCTTTAGCTGTTTGTCCGTCAATTCCGTCACCGTTTTTATTAAATAAATTAGCTACTGCTGCATTGAATGCTACAGCCATTAAATCTATATTTTTTTTAAAATCTATATCTTTAGGAATAATTTTCCTTAAAGATTCTAAGTTAGAAGCGATAGATACATCTTGTTCTTCAAGATTTTTTACATAAATTTCGCCAGCAAAAGATGTTGTGTATTTAAATGGTTTTTCCATATGCTAATAATAATACACTTAATTTTATTATTTTTCTATTTTGCTATGCCATAAAATAGCGGCAGGATAACTTACTAGTTCGTGAGATTCTGAAATATCTAAAACTTCAGGCATAATTTGCAAATTACCAATCTCCTCATTATCACTTATGCATTTACTGAGAAGTGAGTTCCAGTTTTCTTGAGAAGAAGAAACTACGATAGACTCAATAAGATTAGATATTAGTTCTTTTTGGTTTTTATTTAAATATTTTTTATTAATTTTTTTACGCAAAGAAGCTTCCGCATTTTTTTGCAACTTCTCTATTGAATAAACAACCTCTTGAATGCTTTTTCTGCTATAAGCATTTTTAGATGCGATTAAATTATTTGTTTTTGTTTTCGTTCCAGCAGGTCTACCATTATCTTTTGGGATGGCTTTGTTTTGACTTGGGGCTGGTTTTTGCTCATGCATTTCAATTCTTGAATCATGCTCCTCTTGCTTCATTTTTTGATCTTCAGTAGTTAAGATCGGTTGCGAAGCGGCAAGTGGAGTATAGTACCCCTTTTCCCTGTCTTGGACAAACTTTTCTTGAGCGGAAGGTAATTCTTCGGGGTTTGGGTAAACGCCTTTCTTTATTGCAATCATTCCTTGCTCAGGAGTAATAATTCCCATTTCAATTAATCTAGATGCAACTCTCTGAAGTTGAACTTCATCTTTGATATCTATTTCAACAAATTTAGCTGTAGGATAATTTTTAAGCCCAACCATTTTGCATACTTCTTTTATTTGTGGCTGCAAGAAATCATTTAAAAAAGAATTTCTAGCCTCCTTTAATCTCTCGAGGAAGATTTGAGCTTTTACTTGTGTGCTTGAATAATTTTCTTTACCAACGATAATATTCTGCAACCCTTCCTTAATGTCTTCATTGACAATCTGATATTTTTCTGGCCCAAGCACTTTATTTAAATCTGGTATAACAAAATCAGCCTTTGTAGTATAATCTGCAATTAATGCTCTTCCGACACTTTCATTGGCAAATAATTGCTGCATTGCTTTTAAATTATTTGGATTAACTCCTCCTTTATCAGGAGTGTTACCCATTGTAATTAATAGAATAACATTCTCAACTGTTCTACTGATTGCTTGGTCTACTTTTTTTAATTCTATTTTCCAGTTAATATCGTCTAAGACAGGGAACCCGAAAGGTGTAGCAAAGGGTTCGTAATCTTGTTTTTTATAAAAAGAATAAAGTAGCTTGTCTGGATCTAGCTCGATTAATACACCATCAGTATTGTATCCTTTTGAACTAATTTTATTCTTGGCATCTTCGGGTAATGATTCATAAACTTCTTGATCGTATTCAGTTTTAGGATTTCGTAATCGCTCTATATCATATTCGCTCAAGAGTTTCTTGTATACACCACTGTCAGCTTCAAAAGTTATGCTTCTGTCAGCGACAAAATCATAAGGATTAAGAAATACATACCGCATAGGGATACTTGTTGCAGCATCGGATCGCTCAGCATAGATTTTATTTAATTTAGCAATATCGCTTGATTTAAACTTACCTTCAAGTTTATAAATAAAAACATTACCTGATCTATAAAATTCTCTAAAATATTGATCTTTTATTTTCCATGCCTGAATTTTCTCCATCCATTTATTAATAAATGTTTTGGACTTTTCAGAGCCTCCGTCTAAATATATGTCAGAATTTGCAAACTCAGCCATGACATCCACGGCATTTCGGAAAATAGGTACATTAGCGTAAGCTTTTTGGCATAACAGTATTGTATCTCTTGGAGAAATAAAAGAGTCTTTAAAAGAATAAGGAAGATGCATTCCTTTAATGTGAGAATACTTGTCACAAATAGGAGTTCTCGATTTCCTGGAACCTCTGCCCCTTGAAACATCATCTTCAGTTGGTTGACCTACATTTCTCTTGT